TTTAGTTCTGTTTATCCTACTATTACTTCTGGTAAAACAACAAAAGTAATCATGGTTTCAACGCCTCACGGCATGAACCATTTCTACAGATATTGGCACGACGCACAAAGAGGAAAGAACGAATATACCCCGACAGAAGTTCACTGGTCTGAAGTCCCTGGTAGGGATGCTGCGTGGAAAGAACAGACCATTAAGAACACTTCAGAGCAGCAGTTCAAGGTTGAGTTTGAGTGCGAATTCCTTGGATCTGTTGACACGCTGATTAGTGTATCTAAATTAAGAAATCTTGTTTTTGAAGATCCTATCAAAAACAATGGTAAGGGTCTTGTAGTATACGAGGAACCCGAAGAGGAAAAGAATTATATTATCACAGTTGATACTGCTAGAGGTATCGATCATGATTACAGTGCCTTTGTGGTTTTTGATATTACTAATTTTCCATACAAGACTGTAGCGAGATACAAAAATAATGAAATCAAACCTATGCTATTCCCGAGCATTATCTTGGAAATGGCAAAGGCATATAATGATGCATATGTTTTGGTGGAGGTCAATGATATTGGCGATCAAGTTGCCAGCATTTTGCAGTATGATTTAGAGTATGAAAATATGCTGATGTGTTCTATGCGAGGTAGAGCAGGTCAAATTGTTGGATCTGGTTTTTCTGGAAAGAAAACGCAGATGGGAGTCAGGATGACTGCTGCTGTTAAGAAGACTGGATGCTCTAACCTAAAGGCATTGATTGAAGAAGATAAACTTTACACGAATGATTACGACATCATTGCTGAACTAACTACCTTTGTGCAGAAGAAGCAGTCATGGGAGGCAGAAGACGGTTGTCATGATGACCTTGCAATGTGTCTCGTCATCTTTGCATGGTTAGTCGCTCAGGATTACTTCCGAGAAATGACGGACAACGATGTTCGTAAGAGAATCTATGAAGAGCAAAAGAATCAGATTGAACAGGACATGGCACCATTCGGATTTATTCTCAATGGTCTTGATGATGACGAAGAGTTTGTAGATAGCGATGGAACTCTATGGAAGACTGATGAGTATGGTGACCGTTCATTTATGTGGGAGTACTACTGATGGACTTTGAAGAGGAGTTTGAATTAGAGCATCTCCTTTTTCAGCAGAGAAGATGTAGGTCATGCAATAAAGCAAAAGATTTGGTAACTGATTTTTATAAGACTAGAAAGGGAAGTGGTCCGTCTGCATATTCTTATGAGTGCAAAGAATGCACTATAAAAAGAGTGGTTGTAAGTAGGATGACTAACCGAGTGTTCGATAAGTGGGAATATCCTGACTGGTAGGGTGTTCATTCATTGTTTCCCCACTGAAAATACCCCTTTCCCTAAATATTTTTAGATTATTTGATTCTACAAGGAGTTACAGATGCCGCTCAATTTAGCATCTCCTGGAATTAATGTAAGGGAAGTTGATCTTACCAACGGAAGAGTAGATGCCACATCTACCCGTACTGGTGGTCTGGTAGCTCCCTTCGCTAAAGGACCAGTAGAGACACCAGAACTTATCGAGACTGAAGCGGATCTTTTAGATACCTTCGGTCAACCATATCCCAAAGATAACCACTACGAATATTGGTATACTGCTTCCTCTTACCTCGCTTATGGCGGTGTAATGAGAGTCATCAGAGCTGATGACGAAGAACTTAAGAACGGTTTTATTGGTGCTGCTGCCAGCGTCAAGATTAAGAGTGGCGATGACTATGTAAACCTGGGTTACAACGAGAACACCATTACTGGTGTTGTCTATGCTGCTAAGAACCCTGGTTCCTGGTCGAACGGAATCACAGTTGCTACCATCGACGGTCTGGGCGACCAGATCATCACTGGTATCACAACCACTAGCGTTCTCGGTTACGGTTCCACCATCAACCCCGTTAATGCTATCAATCTGACAGTCGGTTACGGTATCACTCAGGCAGTTCCTGCTGGGACAGTCGTTGCTGGTGCTGGCGCAACCTCGCTGCTCGATGGTTACTTCAAGGGTCAGATCACCCAAGTCGGTGCTGGTCAGGTAACTGTCAAACTGATCTCCCATGTATCCGCTGCTGGCACAGAAACCGCAGTCGATTACAAACAGAGAAGCATTTATCAGTTCAGCGAAACTGGTGCTCTCGGTATTCACACCTTTGTTTCTGCCCAGTACGGTAAGGCAGTCGCTGGTGTTGTAACTGATTACACTCCAACAGTTTCCTACACTGGTGCTAGAGACTGGTTCGATAATCAGAGCATCACTCTACAAAATGGTTCAGTTCTTTCCTGGAATACTTTCGCTGAAAAACCTGGCACATCTTCTTTCGCTGCTGCTAGAAACTCCAGATTTGACGAAGTTCATGTTCTGGTCTTCGATGACAGCGGTGCCCTGACAGGAAATGCTGGAACCATCCTTGAGAAGCATTTCAATATGTCTAAGGGTAAGGACGCTCAGTTCTCTGCTGGAACCGCTTCTTACTGGAGAAAAGTTCTTGAGGTAGGTTCTGCTAACCTCTTCGGTGGATCTGCTCCTGCTGGTATCGTCACCACTGGTTTCGATGCTGATGGATGGGATGTCTTTGGAGATGGAGGTTGGGACCAGGATGTCAAGGATGTAACCTTCAGTTCTGTTGGTAACTATCAGGGCACTCTTGCTGGTGGTAAGAACTACAACGGTGTTACTGACATAACTGCTACTAATGCTCTGAACATCGACATCGGTTCTTTGTCTGCTGGTTACGATCTCCTCAAGAATCCAGATGAGATTGCCATCGACTTCCTGCTGATGGGTTCTGCCAACCATGGTAAGTATGAAACCATGGCTCTTGCAAACAAACTGATTCAAGTTGCTGAGTTTAGAAAGGATGCAGTCGCATTTATCTCTCCCTGGAGAGGCGCGTTCCTGAGTCCTGCTGCTGTTGGCGAATCTCTCACTCTGGATACAGATACAGTAACCAACAACATCATCGAGTTCTACGCTCCTGTCACATCGAGTTCTTACGCTGTATTTGATAGCAGCTATAAGTACATGTATGACAGATTCAATCAGCAGTTCAGATATGTACCTCTGAATGGAGATATCGCTGGCACATGCGCTAGAAACGATATCAACAACTTCCCCTGGTTCTCTCCTGGTGGTACTGCAAGAGGCGCTATCCTGAATGCAGTCAAACTTGCATACACACCTAACCAGGTTCACAGAGATAAACTTTACAGCAATAGAATTAACCCTGTTGTTGTTTCTCCTGGCGCTGGTATCATCCTCTTCGGTGACAAGACTGGACTTGGTAGAGCATCTGCATTCGACAGAATCAATGTTCGCCGTCTGTTCATCTACCTGGAGAAGGCAATCTCTGCCGCTGCTAAGGACATCCTGTTCGAGTTCAACGATGAGATTACAAGACTGAACTTCATCAATATTGTTGAACCATTCCTCCGCGATGTTCAGTCGAAGAGAGGTATCACCGATTTCGTCGTTGTCTGTGACGAAACTAACAACACACCTGCCGTTATTGATTCTAATGAGTTTATTGCGGACATTTACATCAAGCCCGCAAGGTCGATTAACTTCATTGGTCTGACTTTCGTTGCCACCCGCACGGGTGTCAGCTTTGAAGAAGTCATCGGTAGAGTTTGATCTAAACCAGATAACATAGAGGAAAAGACCAATGGCAATTAACAACCAAAATCCCCCAAGAACATCCGAAAGGACTATTGACCAGTTTAAATCTAGACTCACTGGCGGTATCGCAAGACCTAACCTCTTTGAGGTGGTCTTAGCGTTCCCCGATGGAGTTGTTGACTCTGATGTCAATGATATCGATGTTAAGTCTAGATTCCTGGTAAAGGCAGCTGCCCTTCCAGCATCTAACATCGCTCCAATCACTGTTCCATTCAGAGGTCGTCAACTTAAGATTGCTGGCGATAGAAGCTTCGACGAGTGGACTATCACCGTCATTAATGACACCGACTTTGCTATCCGTTCTTCCTTCGAGAGATGGATGAACAGCATGTCGAAAGTGTCTGACAATGCTGGTAATGTTAACCCAGAAGACTACACCAGAGATGCATATGTCTATCAGTTAGGCAGAGCACCTGTTGCTGCTAGTTCGCAGTCCTCCGAGCAGAACCTGCCCATCCTGAGAACTTACAAGTTCTACAGTGTATTCCCAACTAATGTTTCTCAGATCGATCTTTCTTACGATCAGAGCGATGCCGTTGAGGAGTTCACCGTAACACTGCAAGTTCAGTGGTGGGAAGCTGACGGAAATGGCGGAGCTGTTGCCTGATAAATAGTTAATAATCAGGCACTTCTCATAATAATGGCTCGTCTTTTTGGATTTTCTATTGAAGATAATGATGATACCCCGAAGGGTGTAGTATCCCCCGTCCCTCAAACAGGAGAGGACGGGGTTGACTATTATATTTCTAGTGGATTTTCCAGTCAAGTTTTAGATCTCGAAGGGATCTACAAGACTGAGCATGAACTTATTAGAAAGTATAGAGAGATGGCACTCCACCCAGAGGTGGACAATGCTGTAGAAGATATCGTAAACGAAGCAATTGTATCAGATACTAATGATTCTCCTGTAGAGATTGATCTGGAGAATCTTAGAGCATCTGATGGTATTAAGAATATTATTCGCGAAGAGTTCAAGCACATCAAAGATCTTCTGGACTTTGATACTAAGGCACATGAAATCTTTAAGAATTGGTATGTAGATGGAAGATTGTATTACAATAAAGTAATTGATCTTAAGAATCCTAACGAGGGTATTCAGGAGTTAAGATATATTGATCCTGTCAAAATGCGCTATGTGCGTAAGGAAAAGAAGAAAGATGATAAGGGTCAGATCTTCAATACTGCTAATGTACATGAATCTGATAAAGTATATTTTCCAGAGATTGAAGAGTATTTTCTTTATACCCCAAAACCAGTATTCCCAGTAAACATTGGTCAACCTGGCGCTAGTCAGGCAATGAAAGGTGTTAAGTTCTCTAGAGAATCTATCGCATACTGCACCTCTGGTCTGGTAGATAGAAACAAGGGCACAGTTCTTTCCTACCTTCAAAAGGCAATTAAGTCTTTGAATCAGTTAAGAATGATCGAAGACTCTCTGGTCATCTACCGTTTGAGTAGAGCACCTGAGCGTAGAATCTTTTACATCGATGTTGGTAACCTACCTAAGGTAAAGGCAGAACAATATCTGCGTGATGTAATGTCTCGCTATCGCAACAAACTGGTGTATGATTCCAACACTGGTGAGATGCGCGACGATAAGAAATATATGTCTATGCTGGAAGATTTTTGGCTTCCTCGCCGTGAAGGTGGTAGAGGAACTGAGATCACAACTCTTCCTGGCGGTCAGAACCTTGGCGAACTTTCGGACATCGAATACTTCCAAGGCAAACTTTACAGATCTCTTGCAGTGCCCGAATCTAGAATCGCGGGTTCTGGAGATGGTTTCAATCTCGGTCGTTCCAGCGAAATTACTCGCGACGAACTGAAGTTTGCTAAGTTTGTTGGAAGACTGCGTAAGAGATTTGGCAATCTGTTCCTCGATCTGCTGAAGACTCAACTTCTGCTCAAGAATATTGTTACTCCCGAAGATTGGGAGATCATGTCTGAGCACATTCAGTTTGACTTTATCTACGACAACCACTTTGCGGAACTGAAAGATAAAGAACTGATGGAGGGTCGCTTAGCTCTTCTGATGCAAATCGAACCTTATGTTGGTCGTTACTACTCTACCGAGTATGTAAGAAGACAGATTCTGCGTCAGAGAGATCAGGAGATTGTTGAGATCGATAACCAGATCGAAGCAGAAATTGCGGCGGGTGTTCTTCCAGATCCAAACCAGCAGATGTTGGAGTTAGAACAAGGTGCTGCAATGGATCCCATGATGCAGCAACAGGGTATGGAACAGGGCGGAGCAGAGCAGCAAGCAGCTCCCACACCCGCACCACAACCACAAAAAGCTCCCAAAGAACCAGGTCCCAATGAGGGAGAAATATAAATAACCTTATCAGTACCTGATAAATCATGGAAGAACTCATCAATATGATTGCTACAGATGCTTCTGCAGCTGACATTAGCGATCAAATTAAAGATATTCTTTTTGCAAAGTCTGCACAAAGAATTGATAGTCTGAGACCACATGCTGCGGCAAGTCTTTTTGGTCAAAACGCTGGTGAAGAAATTTCTGGAGACGAAGAGTAATGACTAGGATTCAAATCTTAGGCGCGGAATCAGTATTGGCTGTTGGTATTGCTAACAGCACAACTGTAGATAAAGCAACGGTCGTTAGAGTTCTTAATGACTCTGGATCGGATGTTGTTCTTCATGTTCAAGATAGTTCCTTTAGTGGAATCGGTTCGATTACTCTTCCCGATGGAACTAGTGAACAAATCCAGAAAAATGCCTCTGACCTTATCTATGGTGTTGGAGGAGCATTGAAGGTTGCTAAAGTAGGATTCACTAACTAAGAACGATGAAATTAATTACGGAAGAGATCGAACAGGTAGAAGTTATCGTCGAACAACGCGACGGTAAAAAGTCTATGTTTATTGAGGGCATCTTCCTTCAGGGAGATATCAAGAATCGCAATGGACGCATGTATCCTATGCAAACTCTGCGAAGAGAGGTAGAGAGATACAATGAGAATTTCATTGCATCTGGTCGCGCACTTGGCGAACTTGGACACCCTGATGGTCCTACCGTAAACCTCGATAGAGTTTCCCACAAGATCGTTTCTCTTAGAGAAAGTGGATCTAACTTTATTGGTAAGGCAAAGATCTTGAGCACTCCAATGGGCAAGATCGCGCAGAACCTTATCGATGAAGGCGTAAAACTTGGAGTTTCCTCGCGTGGTCTTGGTACTCTGAGCGTAAATAACGAAGGCGTAAAGATTGTCTCTGACGATTTTATGCTCGCAACTGCTGCCGATATCGTTGCTGATCCTTCCGCACCTGACGCATTTGTTCAGGGAATTATGGAAGGAAAGGATTGGGTATGGGATGGTGGAATTATCAGAGAAAGACTGGCAGAAAAAACTTACAAGCAAGTTAATACGCTGGTCGATCAGAAAAGACTGGAGGAGCAGAAGTTAAATCTGTTCAATCAGTTCTTATCAAATCTTTAATTTATAAATAAATATAGATTATATCAACGATCTACTTAATCGGAGAAAGTTCAGATGTCCGCTAAGGAATTACAAGAAATGGAAAATCCTGTCACCAGGGGTGCGAAAGCTGCTGAATCGATGCCTAAGTTGTCGGAACCTACCGCAACTGGTCTGGCTAGCGTAGAAGATCTCGGTGGTCCTACCCCCGAAAACTACAAGCCCGATAATGATTCTGCCAAGCTGAAGCCTGCTGCAGTCAAAACAGTTAAAGATATCGTAAACCGTGGCGCAAAAGGCGCGGATGCGATGCAATCTGTCGGTGAAGAGATCGAAGAAGAAGAAGTCATTTCAGAACTTCTTGATAAGCCTATGAAGAAGGCTCATAAAACTTCTTCTGGTCAACAGCGTTACACCACAGGTGACGGTAAGACCACTGGTCCTGCTGGTGCTGCTCTGTATGGTGCTGCAAGAAAGGTTCTTGGTAAGGAAGAAGTTGAGACCGATGAAGAACTCATCGACGAAAATCCTGAGTACGATATCGAAGAGGATCTTGCTGCTCTGTTCGGCGGCGAAGAACTTTCCGAAGAGTTCCAATTAAAGGCGAAGACCATTTTTGAAGCTGCCGTTACCGCTAAGGTTAACGAAGTTCAAGAAGAACTCGCTAAGGAATACGAAGCTACTCTCAGCGAGAATCTTGAAGCAGTTAAGCAAGAGCTCGTTGAGCGCGTTGATGCATACCTTGAGTATGTCTCCGACGAGTGGCTCAAGGAGAATGCTCTCGAAGTAGAGCACGGTCTCAAGACCGAAATGACCGAATCGTTCCTGAGTGGAATGAAGGGTCTTTTTGAAGATCATTATGTACACATCCCTGAAGATAAATATAATGTTTTGGAGAGCATGGTCTCCAAACTTGATGAAATGGAAAACAGACTTAACGAACAAATCGAGAAGAACATTTCCCTGAACAAGCGCCTTGGCGAATCTACAGCTGATGGAATTTTCCGCGAAGTCGCTGAAGGTCTTGCTCAGACCCAAAAGGAAAAGTTATATTCTCTCGCTGAGGGAGTCGAGTTTGAGGGCGAAGACGCATACCGTGAGAAGCTGGTTACGCTGAAGGAATCTTATTTCCCCAGCAACAAAGCAGCTCAAACATCTAATAAAGCTGAAACCCTTTCTGAAGGTCTCAGTAATGAGGGCATCGATGTTACTAACTCGATGGCATCTTATCTGAAAGCCCTTGGAATGGGCAAGTAATTAATCCCAAACACAATCCCCAAAAACGAGGAAAACTAGAACAATGTTTAATTCGGAACATTTAATGGAGAAGTGGGCTCCTCTGCTTGACGCCGATGGCGCTGGCAGTATTAAAGACTCCCACCGTAGAGCAGTTACCGCCGTTCTTCTTGAGAACCAAGAGCGTTTCCTGCGTGAGCAAGCTGCTTTTGAAAGCGGCAGCTCGATGCTGACAGAATCCCCCACCAACTCTGCTAACGCTGTTGGTGCTTCCAACGGTTTCACTGGTGGCGCTACCGCTACTGGTCCTGTTGCTGGTTTCGACCCCGTTCTGATCTCCCTGATCAGACGCTCCATGCCCAACCTGGTCGCTTATGAGCTGGCTGGCGTTCAGCCTATGAACGGTCCTACTGGACTGATCTTCGCAATGCGCTCCCGCTACAGCGATCAGTCTGGCAACGAAGCATTCTTCAACGAGCCCGACACCACCTTCTCTGCTGGTAACACCCTGGGTCAGGAGACTCAAGGTAACTACAGCGGTCAGGTTGGAGCTGGCGGCACCGTTGGTTTCGGTTCGACTGGTACTCAACTGGGCGACAACCCCCAGATCCTCAACGCTTCTGGCGCTGCTCTGGGTAACAACAGCCAGTACACCACTGGTCAAGGTATGGCGACTGGTGACTCCGAAGCCCTGGGCGACGGCACCAATGGCGATTTCAACGAAATGGCATTCTCGATCGAGAAGGTCACCGTTACCGCCAAGTCCCGTGCTCTGAAAGCTGAGTACTCCCTGGAACTGGCTCAGGACCTCAAGGCTATCCACGGTCTGAACGCTGAAGCCGAACTGGCAAACATCCTGTCCAGCGAGATCCTCGCTGAGATCAACCGCGAAGTCATCAGAACCATCTATAAGGTTGCTGAAGCTGGTTCGCAGGTCAATGTTGCTAACCAAGGTTTCTTCAACCTGGATGTTGACTCCAACGGTCGTTGGTCTGTTGAGAAGTTCAAGGGTCTGCTGTTCAACATCGAAAGAGATGCTAACAGAATCGCCCAGAGAACTCGTAGAGGGAAGGGTAACATCATCCTGACTTCTGCTGATGTTGCTTCCGCTCTGACCATGGCTGGTGTACTCGATTACACCCCCGCCCTTAACGCCAACCTGCAGGTTGACGACACTGGTAATACCTTCGCTGGTACTATCAACGGTAAGTACAGAGTCTACATCGATCCCTTCTCTGCCAACAGTGCTGCTAACCAGTACTATGTTGTCGGTTACAAGGGTTCCAGCCCCTATGACGCTGGTCTCTTCTACTGCCCCTATGTTCCTCTGCAAATGGTTCGTGCCGTTGGCGAGAACAGCTTCCAGCCCAAGATTGGCTTCAAGACCCGTTATGGTCTTATCGCCAACCCCTTCGCAGAAGGCACCAATCAGGGTATGGGTCGCATCTTCCCCAACACCAACCGCTACTACCAGAGAACGGTTGTTCAAAACCTCATGTGATTCATTCACAACTCAATCAGGAGGGTCTTCGGACCCTCTTTTTTTATGCCTAGGTATAAACTCGTAGGCATAAATTTTTATTGCCAAAATGTTCATTTTAGCACAAAACGAATCTATATACTGTAGAATTATGCGAGGTGGTCAAATGATCCAAACTCCCTCCCAATAGATCATGTGTTACTTTGCATGGAGGAAACATGCACAATATCCTATCTCGCGCTCAGCTCAACGAATGGCGTCATCTTGAGAAAACAATTAACGAACTAGAAGTCGAAAACCAAAGGATTAATGACTACTATGAATGTCTTATTGAGTGCGATGCTTTAAATCAAAATGAATGCAAAAAGGTTTGCAGAAGTATTCTAATGTAATCGACGGGGACCAAGAGGTCCCCTTTTTTTGTCTAAATAAGATCATAAGAGTGTCCCTAGGACCATGTATCCAGTAATCTTAGTTGGTTGTTTTACACCACTGATTATTCTCTTCATTGTAATGAAACTTTCAGTCTGGATCGAAGCTGTTAATGCTGAGTCGGATTATGTCAGACAAGAACCTCTTCGAGAACGAGGACCCTTTGTGGCAAACCCATATGAAGATGTTGATGCAGAGGAAGAGGAGTATGGAGATCGCACAGACTATCGATGATGTTCTGTTTGAATGGTACTCTGAAAGGGGACTAGAAGTTCCTAACTGGAAAAGACAAAAAGATCCACAGTGGTGGATAGACTACCTTAGAGAATTGGGATTAGACGAGAACAATCAATGACAAACAGTTTTTACTCAAAACAAATTCAGAACAGGAACTATCTGTCTCCTACTGGATTTAAGTTTACCCTCGCTAAAACACCAAAGGTAGACTTCTTTTCTAACAGTGCAAAGTTACCTGGCATTCAGTTAGGATCCATTGGTGTAGGTAATTACCTGAAAGAGATTCCTATCCCTGGAGATACCATTTCGTTTGAGGATCTCACTCTACAGTTTCTTGTAGATGAGAACATGGAAAACTATATGGAGATTCACAACTGGATCTATGGTTTGGGGTATCCTAAATCTGTACAACAGTTTAGAGATCTTGTAGATGATAGGGGTTCTGTTGATAATGGAAAACAGTTCAGCGACGGAACACTTGCTATTCTGAACAGCAATTATAACCCATTGATCTATGTAAAGTTCACTGACATGTTCCCAATTTCGCTATCGTCTTTGGAATTTACTGCCAGTGAAAACGATTATACATACTTTACAGCAACAGTAACTTTTAAGTATCTGTTGTATGAGATCTTCGATACTCAATTCAATCTATTGTAATGAACTTAGAAACTATACAAAGTATGTGGGAGAAAGACTCACAGATTGACAAATTTAATATTCATGATGAATCTGCAAAGATTCCATCGTTGCACGCTAAGTATTTCGACATTTACAATACGATTAAACTTCTGAGAGAGAAAGCCCAAGCACAAGACTCTACGGTAAGGTTACAAAGGTATAACTATTACACGGGCAAAGCGTCACCAGAGGTTTATGAGGATGATCCCTTTCCATATAAAGTTAGGGAGAAAGATGCCATTCAGCGCCATTTAGCTGCTGATGAAAAACTGCAAGCAATAGATCTAAAAATTAAGTATTACAATGTAATGCTTACATATCTGGAAGATATCATTAAACAGATCAATAATAGGAGCTTCATGCTCAAAAATATTATTGATTGGAATAATTGGCAAAGAGTTGCAGGTTAATTATGAAAAATCTATTCCTCGCCGCACTGCTGGCGTTGACTCCCGCTTCTGCTTTGGCAGAGGGAAAGATCACTAAAGGATACAATACGATGGACTCCTTGGGTTGTATGCTCGTGCTTGAGTGTACAAAGGGAGTAGAAGAAGTCCACACCATTCTAGACATTTCATCTAATTATGAGATGGAAGACTACACAAGTGTGGCAAAAGAATTTAACAACATGATGGTGTCGCTTAAAAGCATTGGTGTGAAAGTATTCCTTGCTGATGAGAAGTACTTCCCTGTTGGTCATCGTGGAGTTTATCACACCGTAGGTAATAACTTCTTCCTCAATAAGAATTACATGGATGATCCTGGCACGCTGATGGCAGTGATGCGTCATGAAGGATGGCACGCTGCACAGGATTGCATGGCAGGTTCTATTAAGAACTCTATGATTGCCATCATCCATCCAGAAGAAGATGTTCCTGCCTTGTGGCGTGTAATGGCAGAGCGTACATATCCTGCCGCTGCTGTACCTTGGGAAGCAGAAGCAGGTTGGGCAGGTCGCACTGAAGGTATGACAATGAAAGCACTGGAAGCATGTGCTAATGGAAAAATGTGGGAAGTATATGAACCCACACCACTCACTCGTAAATGGTTAGAAGCAGAGGGTTACATTAAATGATTTACATGTTCACAAAGGAGTCTTGCGGTCCTTGCGGATTGGTTAAAAGATACATCAATGCATTGAAAGATGATCGTAAAGATCAGATTACTGAAGTATATCTGGAAGACTTCAGTGATGAACCAATTCCAGAAGAGAACCTTGCCCTTGCTAAGAAGTATGGCGTAACTGCAACTCCCGTACTGGTCGTCACTGATGAGAACGGAGAACTGTTAGAAACATACACAGGTGGTCTACCGATCACACAAAACATTAGAAAAGTATACAACAAGTATATTCCGAATGAGTAAGATCGTAATTTCTAAAAAGAACGAAGTATTTCTCAAGATTGAAGCAGACCCTCATGTTTACCATGAGTTGTCAGATCAATTTACATTCGATGTTGAGGGTGCGAAATTTATGCCTCAGTATAGAAAAAAATACTGGGATGGAAAGATTCGCCTCTTCAACATGCAGACTGGTGAGATTTATGTCGGTCTCTTAGATAAAGTTGTATCTTTCTGTAAGAGATACAAATACGAGTACACATTTGAGAACAATAAGTTCTATGGACTACCATTCGAGTCCAACGACATGATCTCTATGGAGGGTGTCAAAGATTACATGACATCTATTTCCAGACACGCTCCGAGAGATTATCAGATTGAGGGTGTATACGATGCTCTGAAACACAATAGAAGACTATTGATAAGCCCAACAGCCTCTGGCAAATCTTTGATGATTTACTCAATCGTGAGGTACTTTGCAGAGCATAAGAAAAATATTCTTGTAGTTGTTCCAACGACATCTCTGGTAGAGCAGATGTATAAGGACTTTGAAGACTATGGTTGGGATGTTGAGTCATACTGTCACAAAGTATATGCTGGTCGTGAGCGTGAAGCATCTGCACCAGTTGTAATTACTACCTGGCAATCTATCTATAAATTAGAAAGAAAATACTTTGAAAGATTTGACTGTGTTATCGGGGACGAGGCACACCAGTTTAAGTCGAAGTCTCTCATAGGTATCATGACAAAACTACACCATGCTAAGCATAGGTATGGTTTTACAGGAACTTTAGATGGCACACAAACTCATAAGTTAGTACTAGAAGGTCTCTTTGGTCCATCATATAAAATCATCAGAACAGATGAACTGATGGAGAAAGGTTATCTTGCAACATTAAATGCAAAAATTATTTTGTTAACTCATGATAAAAAACCGTTCTCGGCGTATGAGGAGGAAATCCAGTACCTCATCAAGCACGATCAGCGCAACAAGTTTATTAAGAATTTGGCGTTGGATCTTAAGGGAAATACCTTGGTTCTTTTCTCAAGGGTAGAGGATCATGGAAAGGTATTATACGAAATGATAAATAGTTCGGTAGATGAAAACCGAAAAGTATTCTTCATCCACGGGGGTGTGGATGTTGAAAATAGAGAACTCGCTCGCTCTATCACAGAAACTCAAGACAGTGCCATTATTGTAGCGTCTTACGGAACATTCAGCACTGGCATCAATATTAAAAATCTTCATAATGTAATTTTCGCATCCCCATCCAAATCAAGAATTAGAAACCTCCAAAGCATTGGTAGAGTTCTGAGGAAGGGGAAGAATAAATTTAAAGCAACTCTATATGATATTGCAGATGATTGTTCAAGTCGCGTAAGAAAAAACTATACTCTCAATCATCTCATTGAAAGGATAAAAATTTACAACGAAGAAAATTTTAATTATGAAATTATAAAAGTAAATTTAAAGAGTAAAAATGAATGAAGACCTAACCTTTTACTGCGTACTAAAATTAGTATCAGGCGAGGAGTTAATCTCTGAAGTCTTGATTGACGACAATGATGACAATCCTCTGATTATTTTACAAACTCCTCTGAAAGTAGAGACTGTCCATAGAGGTCCTACTGGGTACATGAAACTCGTACCTTGGATGTCGGTTCCCGATGATGATATTTACTTTATCAAACCAGATAAAGTTATTACTATGACTGAGATCTCAGCAGATCATGAGATGGTGGAAGCATATCTTCACTATAATCTGCAGAAAGAATATTATGATGAGGGAAACAAAAAAGTGAAAGCGAGTAAAAAAATGGGATACATCAGTAGTGTAGATGATGCTAGAACAAATCTAGAGAAGATTTTTAACACTAAAGATGATATTGTCTCGGGAATCGCTACACATGCATAACTAAAAGCTTCAAAGCTATTATTTCTCTTGACCCCTCACAAGGAGGATTATACTGAGAATTTGAGGTCGTGTCAAGCCCATGACAAATTCTTATGATTGTGTTATAATCTGTACAGTTAAACAGATTACCTATGCCTAGGAAGAGATCTGACCATTATGTAAATAATAAAGAACTTCTGGAGGCAATGGTTGTCTATCGGAAGAAGTGTGCTATTGCGAAAGAGAAAGATCTTCCACCCCCTCCAATCGGAAATTACCTTGGAGAGTGTTTTCTGAAGATTGCAACACACCTCTCATACAAACCGAACTTCGTGAACTACATGTTCCGAGAGGATATGATCGGTGATGGAATTGAGAACTGCGTTCAGTATATACATAACTTTGATCCCGAAAAGTCTAATAACCCATTTGCTTATTTCACCCAGATCATTTATTATGCGTTCCTTCGCAGGATCCAAAAGGAGAAAAAGCAGTTGGAAATCAAGACCAAGATTATTGAACGGACTGGATACGATCAGGTCATGGTCGTAGAAGAGGGTGCATCTGGATCTGCTTCCGACTATAATTCTATTAAAGATAATATTCAATATAGACTGAATCGATGAAAGTCGCTATTATTACTGATCAGCACTTTGGATGTCGGAAGGGTAGTAAGTTATTCCACGACTACTTCCTGAAGTTCTATGAAACAGTATTTTTCCCAACCTTACAGAGGGAAGGCATTACCACGGTCATCGACATGGGCGACACTTTTGACAATCGTCGCTCGATTGATCTTTGGTCTCTGGAGTGGGCTAAGAAGAATTACTATGACACTCTCAGAGATATGGGGATTAATGTGTTTACCGTTGTGGGTAATCACACTGCCTATTACAAAAACAATAACAACATTAACACTATTGATCTACTATTACGAGAGTATTCTAATATTACTCTTATCCAAGATTGTGCCGAGTACACGATAGACAAGACCAAGTTCCTCTTTATGGGGTGGATGAATACTGAGAATCAAGATAAGATTCTGAAGAAGATTAAATCATCCAAGGCAAAGGTTGTAGTCGGTCACTTGGAACTCAATGGGTTTGCTGCCTATAGAGGATTTACTCAAGACAGGGGCAATGATCCAGAGATCTTTGAGAAGTTTGATAGAGTCTTTAGTGGGCATTATCACACTCGCAGTAGCGATGGCAAGATTTTCTATCTTGGTAATCCATATGAAATGTATTGGAATGATGTAGAAGACCCCAGAGGTTTCCACATCTTCGATACTGACACTTATGAATTGACACCAGTTAACAATCCTTACAGGATGTTCTACAACATTTACTATGAGGATACTCCATATCAAATGTTTGATGCCAGAGAGTATGCTGGTAAGATTGTAAAACTGATTGTTCGTAAAAAATCTAATCCAAAAGACTTTGAGAAGTTCATCGACAAACTTCACACCGTGGGTGTTGAAGAGTTAAAAGTCATTGAGAACTTTGACTACAATCAGGGATGGGTTCACTCAGAAGACTTTGAGGCAGAGGAAGAAGAAAATACTATTGCTATCCTTCACAGATACATAGAAGAATCTGATGTTGAATTAGACAAGTCTAGAGTCAAAGAAATGATCGGAACACTATACAGGCAAGCGTGTGAGGTAGAATAATGTTTCTACTTACGGAAGAGGGTAAGAGAGAAGGTGCGTATGCAGTAAAAGACTTCTCTGGTGAAAGAGTTCTTTTTCTTTTTGAACAACAGGATGACGCTGAGCGTTACGCTATGCAGTTAGAAGATAACGAGGGCGTAGAGATGGAAGTCGTAGAGGTGGATGAAGAAGTTGCAATAAAAGCGTGTGCGGTGTATAATTACAAATATACTGTCATCACTGCGGATGACATCGTGATACCCCCTGAACAAGAGCATGATTCTCTTCAAGAAGATTAAATGGAAGAACTTTTTATCCACTGGAGACCAGTGGACGGAGATGAATCTAAACACTCATGGCACTACTCTTATTGTGGGTACTAATGGAGCTGGTAAATCCACTGTTCTGGATGCACTTTGCTTTGTTCTTTTTAATAAGCCTTATCGTAAGATCAACAAACCGCAGTTAGTTAACACTGCCAATGAGAAGGGGTGTCTTGTAGAGATTGAGTTCTCGGTTGGTCCTAAAGATTATATTGTTCGTCGTGGTATCAAACCCAATGTGTTCGATATCATTGTCAATGGTCACATGCTTAATAAGGAAGCAGATGATCGTGCCAATCAGAAGATCCTAGAAGATAATATTCTTAAACTGAACTATAAGTCTTTTACTCAGATTGTGATTCTGGGTAGTAGCAACTTCGTGCCGTTCATGCAGTTGACTCAGGCGAACCGTAGAGAGGTCATTGAGGACCTCCTGGACATTCGTATCTTCTCTGCTATGAATAACCTCATTAAGGAGCAGATTCGTAGGCATAAAGAGGCAGTAAAGTCTCTTGAGTATAAGAAGTCTGCCTCTAAGGATAAAGTCAGGATGCAGGAGGAGTTTATTACAGATATTGAGACCAGAGGTAAGGATAATATTAAAGAGAAGGAAGGTAAAATTGATACCATTTCTGTAGAGATTGATACGCTCATGCAGAAGAATGAAACTCTTGATGAGCAAATGACAACACTCTCTGATGAGTTGGATAAAGTATCTGGTGCTACCGACAAACTCAAAAAACTCGGTAACTTGAAAGGTAAGATCTCTCAAAAGGTATCTACTATTACCAAAGAACATAAGTTCTTTACAGAGAATACGGTTTGCCCTACATGCACACAGTCCATTGAAGAGACCTTCAGACTAAATAAAATTAGCGACGCTCAAAATAAAGCCAAGGAACTCAACGAAGGTTTTAAACAACTGGAGGAGTCGATAAAAGAAGAAGAGGATCGAGAGCGTCTTTTCAAAACCTTATCTAAGGAGATTACTGACCTCACACATGGCATTTCTCAAAACAATACAAGAATTTCTGGGTTACAGAGACAGTCAAGAGATCTACAACATGAAATTCAAACTCTTACCGATCAGTTACAAAACAGAAATTCTGAACATGAGAAATTAGAGCAGTACAAAGGAGAACTTCAAACTGTATTCGATAATCTTGCTCACAAAAAAGAAGAGATAAACTACAACGATTTTGCATATTCCCTCCTTAAGGATGGTGGAGTAAAGGCAAAGATAATCAAAAAATATCTCCCTTTGATTAATCAGCAAGTGAATCGTTACTTACAGATGATGGATTTTTACATTAACTTCCATCTAGACGAAGAGTTTAACGAAACGATTCAAAATCCAATACACGACAAGTTCTCCTATTCATCTTTTTCGGAGGGCGAAAAAATGAGAATCGACCTGGCGCTTCTCTTTACATGGAGAGAAGTTGCTAGGTTTAAGAACTCAGCGAACACAAACCTTCTTATTATGGACGAGGTGTTCGACAGTTCTCTCGATGGGTTTGGCACAGACGAATTCCTAAAGATCATTCGTTATGTCATTAAAGACGCAAATGTCTTTGTCATCTCCCATAAGCAGGACATGCTAGACAAGTTCAATACTGTGATAGAATTCAGGAAGCAAGGAGGATTCTCGTACAAGTCTGAGAAAAGCGCAGTAGAGTCATGAACACCCCAAACTGGCAACACCACAGTAAAAAAGAACAGAAACGCAAACTTAAACCACAAGCTCTTCGCCAGGCAAAGGCACGGCTAAGACAGTTTAAAAAGCGGCACATGCAGACCTCCGACCAGCGTCGGGGGTTTTATAATAGGTGCATACGAGACGAGATCCATGCTGCACGACATTAAGGGCAAACTCGCCCGACTGCTTGCCACCGAGAACCTTATTGTAGAGCACAAGCGGGTAGAGACTGCATCCTTCAATGTCCACAGTCGGGTCCTGGTCCTTCCTATCTGGAAGGTCGCTAGTTCGACTGTCTATGATCTTCTCGTCTCGCATGAGGTTGGTCATGCTCTGTTTACTCCAGATCGTGACTGGAATGAGGAAGAAGAGTACGCTTCTGCACCTCATCAGTTTGTGAACATCATTGAGGATGCTCGCATCGAGAAACTGATGAAGCGTAAGTTTGCTGGTCTCTCCAAGACTTTCTACCGTGGTTACAGTGAATTGCAGGAAGAAGATTTTTTCTGTCTTGGTGAGGACGATCTCTCTACTTATAGTTTCCCCGATCGTATAAACCTTTGGTTCAAGGTCGGTAATCATGTCCAGATTCCCATCGAGAGTGATGAGGAAATGGATATCATCAAAAGGATTGCTGCTGTTGAGACCTTTGATCAGGTTCTTGCACTCGCTGTAGAACTTAGGAACTTCTGTCAGGAAAAACAGCAGCAGAAAGAGTACGAGATTCCTGCACCTAAGCAGGAACAAGACTCTGAGGGTTCTGACTCTGAAGAAGAGACTCCCAATAACCCTGCACCTGAGAGCACTCAGACCCGCCAGGAAGACGCTCCTGAGAGTGAGCAGGGCGAAGGTACTAAAGAGAAGGAGAAGTCTCCTGTGGGCGGTCGTACCGACGAGTTCGAGACTCAGACTATGGATGCCCTTGAGGAAAAACTGAAAGATCTTGCAGAGATGCAGGGATATGACAGCATTTACATTGAGGTTCCTAGCGTAAAGAGTGGGAATGTCATTGCAAAAACCCATGAGATTCGTGATCTTCTGAATACCTGGTGGGGAGCACAACAACT